CACCGCCTCCTCCAAAGATGGATACATCCCCATCACGGCAACTCCCATAATGCACACTATTCAATAGCTGATACTCTTGACAACTATGGAATTGGACAAATCCATAAGGAATCGCACTTGATTGGAACGGTTCATTTTTATAGTAATCATGGTGGTTAAAAGCTTTGTCAACAATCATATCACTTGAGTTAAATGCAACCGCATGATATTTCACATTTTTACTCCAACAGCTTTCGACCATCACTTGTTTACAATCTTTAAAGTAGAACGCCGCTCCTGTATATAACGGGGTGTCAGGCTGCGTGGATAAGCGAACGCCAACCCCTTGCACACGAACATTCTTAATTTTAACGTCTTCACATGAATGGAAACTAAAAAGATTCGGTAATTCATTGTCATTATAATCAAACGTAATTAAGGCACCGTTATGTCCTTCAATCGTCAGGTGAGATTGGTTTTCCACCTTAATGGCGTATCCTCGATTGTCACTGTCTTTTCCTTTTAAAGAGACATGATACGTTCCCTCTCCAATCACCAACGTTTTGACTCCATCATCAAACGCCTGTTGGAAGGCTTTGCTCCAATCCCCGTTTTCAACTAGGTATTTGTATTCTTCAATACTTTTCTTATCACCGATTCGGTGATTAAGTGTCGCATAAACTTCATCGGCGAGGATTGAACTCAGGATTCCTGCGTCTACGAGTTCCCTAATCACCCCTCGTAAGTCGCTTAGTAATTCCTCGTCAATCTGATTGACACGTTCAATCACTTTATTTAAATGCTCAACAATCATCAAAATCAGTTGTAAGGCGGTATGTCTTTCTAAGTCATTGACTGTGATGATTCCTAAATCAATGGCTAAACATTCTAATTTTGTCATTTTTAACCTTCCTTTCTTTTAGTCTAGCTTCACCCACCACTCGTAGGCGTAGGGTTCAGCCTTGCATTTAATATATTTTCATGAATAAATCACGACAATCCTCAATCACTAGGCGATTGATGTTAAGGATAACATTACGCCACTGTTCAATGGCATAAGCCGGGGTTTGAATCCCCACGTCTCCATGGCTCTCATTAATAGTTGTTTCTTCCAGTATCGTTTGGGTGTTTGACGATTGATTAAGGGTGGATGTTGAAGTCACCTCATTTTGACTTGACCCCGTTCCCGTGTCATCCGATTGACTAACGCCCGTTAGATAACCCTCACCTAATGAGACGTCTGAAACTCCGTCTGATAGATTAGACATTTTTCCATTTGATTGTGACGTTGTGTTTGTGGTTAATTTATCATTGCTTTGATTATTTTGATTTGATTGTTGTTCACCCGTTAAAGTTTGAGTTAAGGTGTGAGTGGTTTTATCGATTAAATCCTTTTGATTCATCATATCCTTTCCAACACGCTGCCATTCCGTTTGATAAAGTTGTTCATAATAAGGCATAATGAGTTTCAGCTTTCCTAACAACTTTTGATTAAACAGATAGGGGGTTTCAAAGCCAATTTCATTCGTTAAGTAATGTAGGATAAATGTTTCTTCAAATTCTTTTTTCAGTTGTAAGTCATCACAATAGAATGGATAATCAGAAGGAAAGATAGGGGTTAATGGGTTATTCATCATCTCGGCTAACGTCATGGTGTAATTCGCCATTCTCGTTCACCTCCGTTTCAAATTCGTCTTGCGTTTCAATCACTCGTACATTAAGACCAAACATTTGATTCATATGCTCACATGCGAGTTGACGTTGCTTATATCCAATGTCGCTCGATATCTTAATGAATTGGTTGTTTGAGTTGGTTTCGTCTTGTAATAAACGCTCTTTCTTTTCAAGTGTATTATTAATTCCTAAGAACGTTAAGAGTTCACGTTCCATCTCTTGTTTTTGGATTTGAAGTTTATCCACTAAATAAGGAGCAGCGGTTGGAATCACCATAATATTCTCAGGTTGTCCATTTAGCATTTCCTTGTCCACAAAGATAGCGGGTTCACCCTGATAGATTCTATCATATAGTGATTTCATACTAAAGGCATTATTTTCATCTGTTGCGAAAAGGTAGGGTACACGTTGTTGACGTAAATTTTGCATGATAATGTCGTCGATTTCTGCCATTCGTCTTGCATAGTAGAGGATGTTCTGTTGCGTCGGTAAGGCTAAGTCATTGTTTAGGATACGCACACATTCATCCATCATGACGGTACGATGTTCGTTAAACCCCGATAGAGTGAGTTTCGTTGGCTCCCCGTAGATGTTCAAATTCTCACGACTAGACGAACGTAAGACCGTTAATCCTAAATCGGGATGGTCAAATAACGCACATTCCCCATTATCATAGAGCATTTGTTCAATGTAGCGTGATTCAATCCCGTTTGGAAGGTTTTCCCATTTATATCGGTTCAACGCTAACATTTGGTAATGTTTCGCTAGACGAACCGTTTCACGTTCGATGTTATCGTTGATGACAGGTTTTCTCTTTCTTCCCACTTTCTTCACATCCTTTCTAATTTTAGCTTTTGTGTATATACTGAAAGGGTAACCACCTTTCAATTTATATTAATGAAAAAATACAAAAAAGTGCATTAAAAGTGGTTTATTTTTATTTATTTTAACATATAATACAGTGTAAGAAAGAAAACAAAAGAAAAGGAATGATAAAAATGAAAGATACTAGAAAATTAAGCGTGATTTATTTTATGATTAGTTTGATGATGTTATTAATGGTTTGCTTTGGATGTAGCAACCCCGTGACCGTGGATTATGTTCATACGGTGAATGAATATGACGTGTACTATACAGAGGCTAACAACTTGGATGAAGTATTAGGAACGGTAAATGAACTCATGAAAGTCTCTGATAACTTTGTTCTCCAATCTGATTTCGGCATCATTGAAGTAGAAAACGGTGAAGTGATTTATAACAATATAAAATAAGACCTCGAATGAGGTCTTTTCTTTTACCTATTAAACTTCTACATTATCATAATCAATTCTAGTAAACATTTCTGCACTCTCTAAATGCCACACGGTCACCCCGTTGTCGAAAATCGATTTCATGACATTTAAATGTTCTTTCGGGCAGTTTGGAACCCGTAGTCTTACGTCTTGTGTTTTGACATAGTTCCAATATTTTCTACCTGTCATCGGTGGGGTCATCATGCGATTCTGTGCGTAGCCGTACAGATGGAAGAATGAACCGATATTGTTCATGTAATCTTCTAGGGGTTGTTGATAGTAAGCGGTCATTCCCGTGACGAACGATAAATCCAGGATACTATCTGAACCGCTTGACGTTAGACTGTACCCACTGTTCATGGAACTAATCTCACCTTGGTAAGTATCCCCATAATCAAATAAACTTTGTCCAACCCCCATGAGATTACCAGTGAATAGATTGATTAAACCATCAGTGACCGTTTTCATACGGTCATTTTTTAATTGATAACGGTTTTGATTCATGTAATCCGTGTAGGAACTAGAAATCACAGGTAGGGAGTTCCCACCCGTTGTTGATCCAAACAATTTCCCTTGTGACAACCCTTTATAACCATCAATGTAAAGTGTGTATAATCCTAAATGATTCAAAGATTGTCGACAACAAATTTTAAAGGTTGTATTATCGTCGTTAATCAACAGTGGATTCACTCCAAAAGGTTCACTAAACCCATCATGACAAACGATTTGAGTAAAAGGTGGGAGCCACAATTTCCCCTCGTTTCGCCAGTTATAGGCTCCTCCAATCGTTGTTCCACTCACAGGATATTTGCTAAACTCCCCAACGTCAACAATTCCGTCTTCACCAAACCCTATCACACGGTTCATAGTGTATGATTGTTGTTCAGTTTTATTCGCACATAACGGGAATGTTTCTTCATCATAGTCCACCTCAACCTGAACGATATGAGAATAATCTAAATAAGGAAAGAAGTAACAACTAATCACCTCAGAGGTTTGAGGGACAAACATATATTCTTGATTAGGTCTTCCGTTATCATCATACGTCACATTCAATTTTTGTAAGTTATCGCGCCCGATGGCATACATGGATAAGTCCCCCGATAAAATCCCTTGTCTAGCTAGGCTAGGGTTTCCATACCAATCATTAACTCCTGGCATATTAATAACCTCCTTGTCCTCGTGTGATCGTCATTCCTACGGATAGGGAAGGAGAGGCACACGGGTTAATTTTTGTTGATAAGTCACTATCTCGAATCTCCCAATGTAAGTGAGGTCCCGTTGAGTTGCCTGTTGAACCGACATAACCAATACAATCAGTGTGATTCACGGTTTGCCCTTCTGTAACCGGTGGGAGTTGGCTCTGATGAGCAAAGTAATGATAAGTACCAGTTTTAGCATGATACAAAATACAAAGATTTCCATACCCACCCGTATTCCATCCTGACCGATAAACGGTGAATCCATCCTCAGGTGGATAAATCGGTTGTAAGTTATTACCCGCGATATCAATTGCCCCATGATACGTTCCGTCAGGGTAGTTAGGGTAAATAGATGAAATTCTTCCGCCTACTGGGAATAACCACTTGTTCCCTTTTCCATCGATACAGTCATGCGCGGTAATCGTTCCCCCTGATTGACACTCGTTCGTGATGAGAGCGGGAACGTGTGACGTTTTATTATCAAGACTTCCTGTAATAACCCCGCCTTGTCCATATATTACAATGTTTCTTAATTCATACTGACTGTTTTTAAATATATTTGCCTCGGCTTGACGTCTAGCGCGTAGACCGTCTTCAAACTGAGTGCCTGGTAAAATGTTTTGAGTGAGCCAGGCATGATATGCCCCATCTTTATCTCCGTTTAGTAAGGCACTACGGATGGCACTTTTATTCCAACTTCCTAATCCCGCATTATAAACGAACGATAAAATAGCATCAAATTCATTCGACGTCACGGTGATTCCATCATTCGCTAAACTGTTTTTAAGTGGGACTCCATAGTTAACCACTAAACTCTCAGCCATGACTTCAGACGCAAGTTGGTCACTCACGGGTTCATTGGCTTTTAAAGCCGCATAGTTGTCCCCGTCATACGCATCCGTACACCCATAACCAATCGTCATGACTCCATCCCCGATATTATGCGCATATTGAGCGAGTCCCTCATATCCTTTGATAAATCGGAATCCGTCAGGGGTTGGAATCCCTAACTCAGGATTTCCACATTCCCCTCCTGGTGTAACACCTCCGCCTCCGCCTGAGCCTGATGGCCTGTTGCTAACTTTTCCTAAAGGCGTTGTTGATGTGATAATATATACTCCTTTATTGTTAGGAACGTTTTCTTCTTTAATGACCGTTGACTCATAGTTCCCAAAAGGTTCAGCTACAATCTGCCAAGACGGTACATCTTTGGATGCCCATCGTTTCACATGACATCGTTCGACAAAAGACGGTAATAAGGTAAGGTCTAGATGATACGTTTGCCACACATCCAATTCTAAATAAACTTTAACTGTACTGGTTGTAAGTTGTTCCATATTGGTAATAAAGAAAAAGAAGTATTTCCCGTCACTTCCCTGTCCATAAAGATAATCACACTTTCTCATGTTCGTATTCATCGTATAGTTAAAAGTGATGCTATCCGTAAAGTTGTCAATTTTAGCATTCGTTGGTAGGGATAAGATACAACGCTCGTACATGTAGCTAATCTGATTGGTGCGTGTGGTAAAGTGTCCGACGTTTTTATAGTCACTTGAGAAAGCGGGGATTTGACATAAATAGACTGTTGTCAAGGCGTTCACCTCCATATATGTTGAAAGGTATGGAGCGGGGCACCCAGTTGTTTTAATCCTCAACTACTGGGGTATGACCTCCAACCCTATACCTCGACTAGATTTTTATTAACCCTTTGCGGGAACTGAGTCAACTAAGTAAACGATTTGTCCAAAGTAACAAGTTGACATAATTCCTTGTTTATGGAAGAAATAGTTTGTATATAACCCTTCTCCATTGTCAAACGTACGAGACTCAATTAATGTATCGTATGCTTGAATGAAATCGGCATCCATTAAAATCCCACGACATTTACATGTACGGTCATCACGTGCTGCGGATAAGGCACAAGATAAAACTGTTCCGTAAGCGTCTACTTTTGTTTCTTTTGCACTTTCAATATTAAATAAAGATGGTAATTCGTCTACCACAATAACACGTACATTGACATCGGCTTTTGACATATTGAATGCGTGTGCTAATACTTCTACATCTAATTCCGCTTGTTCTTCAGGAGTGGTAATGTAGATGAGTTGGTTGCGTTCTGACCATTGACGAACCCCCGCACTGTTATATTTGTCAGTTGGGAACGCCATTTTACCCGCTAATGTACGGATAGCTTTTGATAAGGCTTTTCCTTTTGCCTCTTGAGTCGCGTACTCCCCTAAGACCATGACAGATGCATTTTTACCTCCAGGTAAAACTGTGTTTGATAAAGCTTTCTCTGAAATGTTTCCTGTTGATGAGTCGTACCCTAAATATTTAGCTTGTGCATGAGTCGATAACACACGCTTCATATCGTTAAACTCATCAAAATATGCTTTTGAATAAACAGAAGATACCACTTGTTCCACTAAACGAGATAACCCGTTTTGGTTATGGAAAGCCGTTCTTAATTGTTGATCTGAAATCGTTGTTTTGTATTTGTAAGCAAAGTTACGTTCGATGTATAATAATTTGATGTCAGGTTTTTTCATTCCTACTAAGTCTTTGACCGCATCTCCTGAAACATCCCAGTGTTCCCAAAAACCTTTACTTTCAGCCATGTTCACAAAGATTTGTTCTAATGAATAGCCATAAGGGAGCATTCCTTTGTGTAACGCTTTTAGCGGGTTGTCAAACACTTTTGAGTAAAATAATGTTCGAGCGATTTTATTCGTTAAAGCGGTTAAGAATTCATTTTTCATCGTTGGATATTGGTTGAATACGTTTGATACGTTACCACCAACCCCTAATGCCTCAGGAACTCTCTCTTGATACTCACTAGAGGCATTGGCACGGATAGTATTTAAGATTTCCGCATTTGTTTTCACTGATTTCAACTCCAATCTTTTAATAGGTCGTCATACGATAGAGGTTCTTGTGTTTCCTGAATAGGTTCGCTTTCTACAACGTGCGTTTCTTCTTTCTCTACCGTTAAACGTGTAAAGTATTTCATATTTAACTCTTTTAGGCGACTAATTTCACTTGCATTTGTTTCAAGTTTACTCTCATAGTCTTGTCTTTTAATTTCATAACTTTGAATTTGGTCTTCCAATTCTTTGTTTTTATCGGTAAGTTCGAGTATCTTTTCCATCGCTTGTTCTAAGTCCATCATTAATCACCTCATTTCAGTTAAATATTAGAATAAAAGGATGACATTTAAGCCATCCTAAATGTTAGATAGCCATGAGAGTGATGATGTCGAGTAGATTGTCAATCCCACGAACGTAGGTCGCACTCCCGCACGTTGACCTCCTACGTTTCCCTCTAATCTGTTTCACAATATGACTACACTTTATCATAATACCTTTCATGAAAAAAGTGAAAGGAAAATTAAAAAAATTTCCCCTCTTTTATCTGATAAGTTGTTTCTCTTAAAACCACGCCGCCTTTAATCCGTTTAGGCATTAGCTTTCCTTCAAATTCGGCTCCATAATCAAAGTTATCGTAAGTAACCAATGATTTACAGTTGTCAGGCATTCCCGCACATTTTACCTCGGGTTCATCACTTTTGACACAAGTGTCATCTAATTCCGTTGGATTCTCTACAACTTTTCCGTTTTTCAAGTATGGTGATTCTAAGTAAGTTTTTGCACGAACATATTTGGCTTTGTGAAAGACCATTTCACATTTCCATTTCCCTAAATCAGAGTCGTGAATATGAAACAGTTCATTTTCTTTGGGAGGTTCTAATCCTGATAAATGGATACTATCGGTATCGGCATAGTAGAAACGGTCATAGTTGCATTGTGCCGATCGGATGGTTTTATTTCGTGCCCACGCAGTAGTGAATGAAGCAATGGGAGTGTAGATAGATTCTCTTGTGTCCCCGTTTTCACCATAAAATGAAATAATTCCATTTTCATCTAGAAAAGGATGCTTAACAGATGACTCAGGGTTTGTTCCAAACTTTCCATATAAACTATTTAACATCCTTTTGGCTAGTGAGCGTAAACCTTTATTCCCTGTCTTTCCTGCTTCTATTTTGATGTGACTCCAATAATCAATATAGTCTTTAAAGATTCCAATTTTACTTTTGAAAGCAATTCCATCAATCCATTTAATCACCTCAAAATGATATTGGTCTTGATATAATTTTAAGTCAACAGACGTGAGGTATAACTCGACGGGTTCTTCCCCGCTTGATTTCAAATAGACCGTATCTCCAAAACGAAAGTTCCCTTTAATCTGAATACAAGGTAAATGGTTTTCTTTTATTTTAAAATGACACAGGACATGACAAATAAATAAGTTATACTCGTCTTTTATGGTTTCCTCTAAATCCTCGTATTTCCCTCGATAATAGTGTGGTTTTCCATAAGGTAGAGGACAGTCATACATGACAGAGGGGTATAAGCTATTCACGTCAAAAACCAATCCATCACCAATCGTCATGGGTTGGTCGTGTTTATAATAAGTCCAACCACCTTTATAGGAGCGTCTACAAAACGTATCATAGGATTCATTATCGTCAGTTGTAAATAAATCAAGACATGGAAATAACCGTCTAAAACATTCATCCCTCATTTTAAGGTCAGATATTTTATGTCCATTGTATTTTATCTTACGTAGATAGAGGGGGTTTCTGCTTTTAAAATCGTCTAAGGCGTCTGCACTTGCTGTCAACTTATTCCGTTTCTCTTTAATAATGTCATTCTGCAAGGCTAGTGCAGGGATTTGTAAGTCGGCTTTCAAATAAGCGATTTCTTCCTCTGTCAGTTCCCCGTTTCGTGGTCGATATTTTGTATAATCAATCGTTAGCTTATTCATAGGGATTCCGTATGCTTTCGGAATGTCCCGTAGGGGTAGGGGTATCTTTTTTAGACTATCTCTAAACTCAGTGATGCGTTTATTTGTATGTTTCCCTTTTACTTTTCGTTTGACGGTATATTCTTTATATGACCCGTCTTTCATTTTTTGTTTTACCTTTTCGTTTCTATATTCGGTTTCTCCGTCCATCCAACGAACTCTAATCATATACCACTGACCATCCCCTGTGATAAGGGTGGAATAAGATTTTTCACGGTCTAAATCCTCATCATAAACAAACCCGTTATTTTCAAGGTAAGATAAGATAAAATGACCATCAAATTTAAGATTATGAAAATAACACTCACACAATGGAAAGTGAGAGAGAAACTCATATAAAGGTTCATCACTATTCCATATTTTTAAATACTCCTCATTATAGGGATTGTCAATGCTACATACTCCCGAAGCCCAAACATAGGTTTCATCAATCACATCTTTTCCTGTTAAGGTTTCAAAGTCTGCCATGAAACGTGGAAAGACTTTACTTTTGATGTTAGTCTTACTCATAACTTCACATCCCTACCGTAACGTTGTTTAAAACGTTTTGACCATTGTTTCTCTGTTTCTTCCCCTGTTTGAGCATAGTATCCTGAATAAGACTTAAAGCGTTCTAAGTAGTCTAAGTCGTCATCCTCTAAATAGACCTCACTAAGTGTATCATAGGCTTCTTCTACGGTGAATAATTGTCCAAAAGTTGACAATGGCATTTCTTTAACATATCTAACCACATCATCTAAATCAGGTGAGTTATAACCCACATTGACTAAGGACTTAATCACACGGTCTTTTGCTTTTTGTATTTCTTCTAGTTCACCTCCGCGTGATGTAAATTTTTTCATTTTATCAATCGTTTTCTGCAGCTCTTTTTTATCTGTTAGTTTAGACGGAGATGGGAGTAATTGGTTTTTTGCGTTAAGATAAGGATGGACTAGATTTGTATTAACACGACGCCCCTGTTTTTCGGCTTCCTCAATTTCTAGCCCACCCAACGCCATCCAAGCGTCACGGTTTTTTGCCGATTTCAAACGTCTTGCTTTTGCCATGACATTCTTTCTCAATCGTTTGTATTCCGCTATCTGTTCTTTGGTTGGTTGTTTAGAAATGTCTTTTATATCTTTATCTAGTTTATTAGGATTGTCAGGGTTGAAGCCCATTTTACCTCGTTTCTTACTCATTAGCTTTCACCTCTCTTTCATATAAGACATAAATGATTTCTTCTAATGCGACCTGTTGCATTTCCGTGTCTAAATCATCAACGTTATCAATCATAAATAATAAAAAATCAGTTGATAAATGTCGTAAAATCTCTAAACGTTTACTATTCATAACAATCACCTCAGCATAATGTATGAAATAAAAAGAGGGATTAGAACCCTCTTTTGCTATTTACGATAAGATTTTTTAGATTGTTTTGGTTCTTCTTTAAATTCTTTTGGAATTTCAAAGTCAAAGATAACAACCTCTGTATAGGTTTTCCATTGTTTTTGTTTATCCTGGTATGATACTGATTTGAATGATGATTCCGTAATCTCGATTTTAAGTTTTTCGACATCCATCACACTAGCTAGTTCATCTAATTGTTTTTTAGCTTTTCCTACGATACGTGCATTGATAAATGAGGTTTCAAATTCTGCATTTCCATTTTCATCTTCACCACGTTTAGTTGAGAAATAAACTTGACCTTTTGCACATTTTTCAGATACTTCCTCTAATTTAAATACTCGACAAATTCCAACTAATTTCATTGTTATCTCTCCTTATATTTTAATTGATGGTGTTCCTTAGCTTTACCTATTATCATTCTATTCAATCCGTTAGCGTTTATGACTAAAAATTTTATCGTATTGATTAATTAATAACGTATTAATCATGCGGATAACCGTATAATTTGATCGGCGAACTTTCATGACATCAGACCATTCAAAGTCATCAATGTGGTCAATCATAAACTGAGTGTTATCCACCATGTCTGAAACTAAACCGATTGTAGAGCCATCTAAAACAACACCAATCATTTCATATTTTAATAAATCCTGTAAACAATCTGACAACTCCTGATAAGAGTTATTTAACACATCTAGTTTATCCCACATACTTATTCCTCCTCAGTTAATTTACTTTCATAATATTGTAAGTAAACAATCGCTTTACGTATGTCGTCAAGTTCTGTTCCTTTATATTTAGCACGACAGATGTATTTGACCACGTTTCCTAAATAGAAATCTAGTCCCCAGTCATCAATGACTTGAAAGGGTTCGATTTTGTTTTGGTGATAGTGGTCGGCTTTGTATCTATTGTTCATCATCAATCACCCAATTTCTATGAATATAAGCTTTCTCTTGAAAATACCCTTTTCCAACCTCGTCAGGATGTGGTACAACCTCGTACCCACCTGATTCATTTTGAATGACCTCATGTTTGTCATAAGCGAGTACCCACGGTTCACACGTTTTAGTAGGAACCTGAGTAATCCCATAATAAGCTTCTTTACTAAATCTCATCAACGTCTATCACCTCACACCAATCAATATGAACGAAACAATTATATCCTAGATTAGCTTTCACTTTACCAACCATAGGATTTTCCATTTCAACCTCTTTCCCATTGCACTCGTCAACCCACGAACGAGTGTCAATGTCGGTCAGATACATTTCTGCGTTCATCTCGTCATCAGATAAAAATTTACTAGCTTTGAAAATGATTTTACTCATAGTTCTACCACCTCGCACCATTTAGTAGGAACAAAATATTTAACAGGATGAATCAACCCCTCGGGTAAAACATAGCAACATAACATTCCTGAGTCTGAGTCCACAAAAGCAGTACAACCATCAATCTCTTTGTATACTTTACATGGTGATAAATCAGGGTTAATGCCACCGCCTGTCATGTCATGAAGCATTAAATTGTAACGGAATACTAATTGTTTCATATTATCCTCTCCTTTGAATATAGTTGTAAGTGTCTTTACAATATAATATATGAATGAGGTAGCTAGATGATGACACTTTTTATAAATTATTTTAATTAGTTATTTGTGATTGTCTGATCTGTACCTCTAATACTATTATAGCAGATTATACATAAAATGGTACAAATATTTTTAAAAAGTTTTCGACAATTTATTGCACACTTTTTACTAG